TTTTTTTTTTCAAGCAGAAGACGGCATACGAGATAGCGTAGCGTCTCGTGGGCTCGGAGATGTGTATAAGAGACAGCTATAAACCTAACTTTTGTCGTGAAAGCCATTATTTTTTCCTTTTTAGAATCTCTATCTTTTCAAGCAATACTGTTGGAATAACCATACTATCTCTGTCGCCATCCTCTGCTACGGAGTGTGCAAGTCTTATAACTTTATGATTACGGTTTTTGTCAAATTTAATAAATATTCCCACAGAAGCAATCAACGCAAGTTCAACCTTGCTTTTTACTAACGGGGATTCCCAAGACACACTATCACAAATATCCAACCACTTCACTAATACAACATCACCAGGCCTCAACTTAGGCAGTTTTATCATCTTTTATACCTCGGTTTATGCGTTCCTTTTATAATCCCCTTATTTTGAGAGGCATAAAACACTTGCTCACCCTTTTTCCCACCATATCCACCTCTGGACTTTGGTTTCATCATAGCCTTTTTAATTTTTTGACCTTTTTTAGTTAGGGGCACAACTTGCTTCCTCCAAAAACTTTTCTATATCCTTGACAGGGACACAACCGCCGTACCAGTTAAACCGCCCAACCACAGCCACACAAACCCCTACTATGTCCCCTTTCCCATTTAGCACGGCCCCTCCGGAACTGCCGGGGTTCATTAAACTATCCACCAGAAAAAGTATTTCTTTCTCCTCACCCAACTCAATAGCTTCCGAAGAAACAACACCTTTAGTCAAAACCGGAAAATATCCCAACGCCGCACTACAAGACCACACATCCTCCCCGACAACCGAGGGGGTAAAATTCAACTTCTTTTCCTTCTTTATAGTATAAATATTAACAAGGCTAAGGTCATATTTCTTACTAACTTCCCAATCTTGGGCTTTGTGTCTCGCTCCATCGGACCAAATTATCCACACTTCATTAGCTCCTTCTACAACGTGCTTTGCCGTTAAAACTAAATCGTCCTTTATAAACGTCCCGCTCCCAATCCACTTCTGCCCCCACCTGTCTACAACCTCAATCTTGACAACCGCATCAATAGTTACGTCAAGTTGCGACTTCTTATTGGCAAAAAAGCACGTAACAAATATCACACCGACAAATAATACAAAGCACTGCAAAAGGGATTTCAGTCTTGAGTTATTCAGCACTGGATTTCGCACCTCCTGTCCTTGACATATATTGTTGCAGGTCACTCAGTCTGCTCGACTCCGCTCTGCCAAGGTCACCTTGATTATTTTGACCCGTCTTAGACGTTGCAGAGCCTTGCAATGGTTGGTTAGCCCCCAAATTAGTCATGTCCGGCGTGGCAGACCTCCACCAAACATCCGTATCCACATTCAAATATTCTCCCAATTCTTTCACAATAGCATCTACAGATGGGTAACTACCCTGCTGCATGGCCAACGGGGCAAGCGGGATAACCACTTGAGACAACAACTGCATAATTCTTTGGTATCTAATTTCGGGGTTCATTCTACCTAACGAATATGGCTCAATGTCAATATCGTAGTCGTCCAAAATTCCTTCAATCTTCGAGGAATGATATGTCAATTCATAAGGAATCCCCTCAACATCTTGTTGAAAATTCCTGACACGTACGGGGTCTGTCACTAAAAAATGTGCAAGTTTTTTCATTATCGACCGTGTAAAATTATAGACTTGCTGGGTCATGTCTTCTATCTCTTGCATTGCTCTGGCTTGGAGCATTTGTTCCTGACCCACGGTCTCCGCCATAACTCCCCGCCCGCCAACAGCCTTCAAGTTCGGGCCAATTTGAGAAAACATACCCAACATAAACTGCAAAAACGGCATCGACTGCGGATTAAACCCGCCAAAAGTAATCTCTTTTACGTTATCCGCTCCGCCCTGCAACAAAAGAAAGTCACCATGCTCAGAATCTTTTATTAGTTGCTTATCAGTCGGATTACTTAAATCCCCAACAGCAATAGTCTTTTCCCTGGCACACAAATCCCGCATCTTATTGACCATAAGATTGACGGTTTTATGTATTGACAACCAAAGATAAACCGGGGGAATAGGTATAACTGTATTAGGGAAAAATTTATAACCTAAAATATTCATCGGCCCATCTTCCGGCCCGTCCCATTCAACCTCCCTCAGATATTTTGTTCCCTGCCCCTCTGGGGGCAAAGTAACAATCATTCCCGCATCAGGCAGCCAAAGATTAACAAGCTCCACAGAAGGAAAAACCTCCTCGCCGGATTTATCCATTTTATCGCCCTTAGATATTTCCTCTGGACGAGCTTTCTGTCCGTACAACCTGAGATTTGGTACGAGCTGGTCATAGTTCTTAAATAGGCCGCTTTCCGCTACATACTGAATTGGCAACCGATAACGATAGCCCTCATAGTGCATTTCTTGCCTGTTCCGAGCGTGCCTGTCCACAATATAATCAGCAAAATCCACGGCGTCACAGTAAGGTTGGCCATAATCATGTAGATACCCACCCAATTCTACCGTATGACTTTTCATTACTCCCGCAACACTAATGCCCATACCAAACAAAGAATCCCTAACAATAGGACGTAAGGTGTTTTGCGAAAGTTTTATCTCACCGCACAAGTCGTCTAAGGCCAATTGCAAAGACTGGGCAAACATTTTAGCATTCGGGTTGTTCACTCCCCGCTTGGCTTTGACTGCCCCCCTCGAATTACCTCCTATCAAAAGTGAACAGATAATAGACACAACTTGGTCAATTAAATTTATCGGTTGGGAAACAGCACCCACGCCCCCCGAATACCAGCTATTAGCATACTGGGCAAGCATCCGATTACGACAAGCTAACATGGGCTTCAAATACTCGTCAGACGCTGTAATACCGGCTTGTAACCTCGAAATAATCGGTGGCCGTTTTTCGTGTGTCACTTTCTTGGTCATAACCAAATACTTTCTCTTTTATTCTTAATTCGTTCTTTCTCCCTCTCCGCTCTTTGCCAAGCTATAGTCCCAGGGTATATATTCCTGTTGGGACTCCCGGCTCCTCTTGGAGCAAAACTAAAACACCGTACCGCCATGGCATCACAAATAACAGTATCCCCGTGCGCCTTCTTAGCGCCACCCGTGTCCGTCACATTGCCCGACAAGCCTATATCGCCATTGTCATAAAAAATGTAATCATCGTATTCGTTCATGGTCAACTCGTCGTGAATCCTTAAATACTTGCCAGCCGGGTTTTGTTTCAAACCCTCGTGCAAGGCCGTACGTAACTCCAACAAGGCATCCTCTTTAGCCTGCCGGGTACAGTAAAACCCAGGCTTTTTAGTTCTTTTAGGATGCTTAGCACGTGTTACAGTATCAATATATACATTATTATAGCCTAAAGCTCTTCGCCTTGAATCAAACACGGCCCCCGTTCCGCCAGAAGCGTCCCAAACCAAAAATGGAAACTGATGTTGCCCGCCTACCCAATTGCAAATAGCAATCACATAATCACAAAACTCGTGTGGCGGAATCTTCGCTGATAGAAACATGCCTTTTAATTCATAATGGCTCAAGTCATAAACTTTAGCCACCGAATTACTTGCGCCTGTCCCCAACGAAATATCACAAGCCACCAAGTAATTACTGTTCTGGTCAGGCCTTCTACGGACTAAGCCCCCCCACCAACGAAATTCTCCGTTGCCCTGAATAAACTTAACCCGTCTTATTTTCTTCTTAACTATAGCAAAATCAAACCTGCCCGTAATGTCAGGCGGTTTCAAGTAATCCGTTCTCAGCCTAAGTAGAACCTCTGGGTCAAAGAAAATGTCCCCCGCCATAGCTGGGTTCATATCAATATTAGTCGCTAAATCTCTCGGCCCTCTTCTCTTATCTTCTCCGTCATACCAGGGCGACCGATATTTGTTTCGACCGTCCACAACAAAAGCAGGGCCGTCAAGCCTGTCTGGCAACATCCTGGCATCTTTAACGCAGCAAAGCTGTGGATAATCTTTAACTTTGAATTTTTTAGGCAAATCGGAATAATACCCAAAGTCTAAAATTTCTATGCTTTCCGTTGTAGGACTTTGATACAAACCCTTAATCTTAACTGGGTTATTAAACCAAGGCAATACAAAAACTTTTATCTTACCCAGTTGTTGCCTTCTTAACCTGCCAAACGTGTGCCCCCAGCCGTACCAGTGTGTTGAATTATAAATCACCGAATTAGACACGTCAGACACGGAATCCCGAATAGACGCAGCCAACTTGCTCTCTACTCGGCCAAACTCGTCCAAAAGAATAGAAGTCCTCCGGTCCCCCGCCCCAAAATTGGGGTTAGTGGCCTCCCCACTTATTAAAGACCCGTTTTCCAAGTTCTCCAACTTCATGTGGGACTTAATCAAATTATGTGGCTGTGGCCTTAACCACACGGGGGCTGTTGCTATTTTATATAGTACCTTATAGAAAAGGCATTTGTGCTCACCACTAACACGATTGCCTTCTATCTCCGTAGCAGCATCAACATATTGCTCCTTTCGGCTCCCTACCAAAAAAGAAGTCTGCGGCGTCAACGCCCAATAAATCACATACATTCCGACTATGGTTTCCGTTCCACCCTCATCTCTGGACTTGTCGTTCAACAAATCGTGTGGGTTATCAACGATACAATCCTTTAACTCCGTAACCATACCTATTTGACTTGGCCGTAGAATGTACGGGAGGTCCCGTTGTCCAATTTTTAACCGAGGGTCGTACCCAAAGAAAAAAGCATCAAACGCTATTTGGGGCCATTCGAGAATCCACTGCTTCATCACCTTTTGATAGCTTTTGTCCTTGTCCAACAGACGGTTTAACTTCAACCGAAACTGAAGATTTTCCGCCGTCGTTCTGGGTATTTTTGACCAAAACTGCTGGGCTGAGTCTGGATACTTCATTCATTAAATTCCCGCCTAAACGTGTAAGCTGTTCTTCAGTGGTAACCTCGCCTGAATTGCCATCACCATCATTCCGAAATAATTCAGGCATCAAACCTTGAGCCAGCTTCAACACGGCTTGTAAATTAGGAAGCGCCTGCCGCTTGTGAACAGTCTTCCTTTTCAGGTTCCATTTCAACTGCCGATTAGCCTTTTTCTCGCCGGTCGGCTCCCAGTATTCGTCCACTTCCTCATAGGAGTAACCCATGGCGGCTTTTATCATTCTTGCTAACGTAACCGCCTGCGCTAAAATACGGCCCGTTTTCACCGCTTCAGCAACATCCACATTGTCCTTCATCAAGCTCTTCAACCAGTCACGGCTTAGCTCACCAGCAAAACCAACAATCTGGCCGATTGCATTCGGTTGATAGCCTAAAGCAGTCAAATTCTGGATAATGGGCAGCAACTCATCGTTAAAATTCCGGGCGATACTCCTATGGAACACTCTCGGTGGTTTCTTCATAAACGCATGCCCTCAATTCTTTGTCTGCCAGCGCCAAGCGAACCCCCGCCTGTGGTCGAAATTAGCGGGTAATCGTAATCCCGGTGCTCTTTTCCACAACAAGGAATACAAAAAGCATAAAGCGAACCTGGCTTGTCCTCCCGCTCCCAGAAATACTCCAAGCTTCGACGCCTCCCGCAATGAGGACACCACCTTGTTGTAATCGTACTTTCCAGCATAATCCTTACAAAAATAAAATAACTGGACGGGCGAAGGATACGATGTAACTTTTACGCCATCCTTATTCTGGCTACCCGTCCTATAATTAATTACATGTAAACGTACCAATCTCTACCTGCAAGAGGGACTTCCCCAGCTTGCAAGATAACTTATCCAGCATGCGGGACGAAAGGTTTGTTTATCCCGTTAGGGTTCTAACGTCAGCTTTCGCTGTAATCCCGTGCTTCCCTGCGTTATCTCGGTCCTTGCCGTCCTCAGTCTTGCAGTATAGAGATTTTGACCGCCTGCTGCTTGGGAGGCTTCTTGCCCTGCCTTGCTTTCGGTCGTGGCTTCGAGATTCCCTTTCTTCTGGATAACCGTTAGCCTCATTGTGCAAACGATGCAAGGCTAACTCTATTCTATCTGACATAATAGTCTCCTATACTATATATACGTATATTATGCCAGGATGTTCGGAATAAAAGAGAAAAATAAAAAAATACTTTCTGTTGAACATTTTCGCACAC